CAGTTGAGCCATTTCAATTTGTTTCATTCCTGATAGTGCCTAGCCGAGCCATTTTCAGGGAAAATCTTCCCAATGGGGGTCGTGGGTCTGGATGCGCGCTCAAAAAAGGTGGGGGTCATCCTATCGCGCTTAGAACTATTGCATTGAGTGCAGCAAGCCACCATATTAGAAGCTTCATCAGTTCCACCTTTGCTTATCGGTATCAAGTGATCAACTGTATTGGCTTCTAGTCCGCAGTAATGACAAGTGTTGTAATCTCTTTGTAACACTTGCAATCTAGTGCGCTGGTAGTAGGTTGAGTTGTATCTTCTACTCAATGCCAGCCCCGAGTCTCAAGGTGATGAAGTGCATCGCAAGCATCTTTATATCTGTGCCTTATGTATTTAATATGTGCATCTATTTGCTTCTTAGGGCTAAGGTCTTTATACCAAGTAGAACGCATCTGACCAAGGCCATAGTGAGATCCATTGCGAGCCTTGGGATTCCATCTACTCTCTTTATAAATTAGCCAGTTATAACATTGGAATTCTGACCAATCCATTTTATTGTAAGCATAGAGTTTAAGATTCATATCTGCTTTTGATGATTCAATAGATATAGCTTGCAAGGCCAGTAGCATCAGCGAAAGGCAATAGGCTGGCCTCACCTTCGCTAAAGGGCCAGCTATGCGCCCGCGCTTTGGCGTTATGGTAATGCCTTTGTCAAATTTTCTACGCATTGACTTACCCCTCATCTCACTATTTGGACAAGTTTTATTAGTATTTACTGGAAATCAACCCCATCTGGCTGGTCCATATGGTCATCTACATCTCTCCAGATTGGGTATATATCATCTTTCATTCTAACTCCCATATCTTCTTAAACTCTAACTGGCCTGACTGAAAGGCGTCTTTCAGCCTTTCCCTGCCATCACTATGGAATTTAGTAACCAGATAAGGCTCAGCTATTGTGCCTTCTAGCCATTCAACTCTTTCACCATTTGGATCAATAACATCATCGCCATTGATATAGTGGAACTTATCTAGTATCGCATCAATTGACGATTCTCTTACTGTCTCAACTATCTCGCTAGATATATTGCTCTTTACCCATTTAACGAACTCGCGCTCGTTCTTGACTACCCACTTGAACTTCGGCTTACTGGTAGTCACATAGGCGATAACATCATCACCATATTCAGCCTTTACTCTGTCTGCACCTATCTTGTCCATCTCTGTCTGTAGTGCAGCTCTTAGCCTATCCTTGGCCTTCTTAGCCTCATCAGCTATTAGGCTGACTGCCGCTAGTTCCAGACTCAGTTCCTTGATTCCCATTCCTGCGCTCCCTTTCTTCTTGCCTTCTTAATCTGGTCTCAAGTGATGCCAGATTGATACCGCAATCCTTGGCGATAAACTCCTTATCAAATCCCCACTCCATCAGCTGACGGATATATCTAATAGAGTGGGGCTTGCTCACTTCTTCCCTGCCCATCCTTCTCCTTTGAATATTGCTGGCGTTGGATGCCATACGCGCCACATAGGCACATTGCAATTATCGCAGGTTACTTCATATTTCTGGACTATTGATGCAACTAGCTCTTTTGATTTATCGCATTTGTCGCATCGATATTCATAAATTGGCATTGTATGGCCTTTCCAGGGTCTCGCCACCAGTCCAGTAGCGTTCAGATATTGACTCAAGTCCAGCAGCTAATCTGCATATTCGACATTTAGCCGCCTTCATTTTCCATTTACCACATTGGTCGCACCGGACAATATCGTCCTCTTTGGCCGTTACGCGATCTGCTGGATAAATGATTCTTTGCATAAAGCACCTTTGGCACTCAACTAGCCAGACTTCCTCGGGTGCTTCAGCAATATCACTAGCATCATATTTATGCAACTCAATATGCGGAGTAACTAACTTGCAACCTGAGCAGATAAATGGATGAGCGTCACTTCTCATTTTTGAAAGACCCAGTGCCCATCTGAACCAACTCTCATCCACTTTGCAGGATGACCAGACTTAGGAGTAGGACATACCCAGCCCCTATATTCTTTGCCTTCTTTAGTGCCAGTCTTTAAGACCATTGGCCCATCTCCACCAGAACATAATGGGATTTCATCAATTATCTCAGCACCTAATTGATTTGCTATCTGGCTTACATCCCAGACAATTGGTTCAGGATCATTAGGGCGTTGCTCTTTTATGAATTCCGCAAGAGCTGGCTTAGTCGTTTCAATTGCCTTCTTTGGGCTTTGTTTAGTCTTAGCGAAGTATCCAGCGAGGTTAAGTGCGCGTCCCAACGATCCAGTTTCCGCAAGCTCCAGTGCATATTGCTTGGATTTAGACTCACTGGATAAACCTGTAGTCCAAGGGTGTGTGTCAGCTTCAGTGCGATATAGCTCAGTTTTAATGATATAGACATCGCAATTAGCCACAAGCGACTCCGCCAAGATATGAGTCTTGATTCTATAATCTGGATAAGCATTTATAAACTCCTTTAATCGGTCTTGAACACTTACATAATCATCTAGGTAATTCGACATTTAACTTCTCTCTCCCTGCGAAATTACTTATCGCATCGTCTAACTGTTCTTTTAATGAGTAAAATGTGCCATCTGGCCAGTTTTGAACTTCATCTGCGCAAGGCTGGCAATAAAACCTAACCTCTGCTTTACGAAGCGGTGTCTCGCTTTGGACTTTCCAGACTGCTGGTGTTGTAGCTCTTAAATCCCAGCCATTCTTATTTTGTCCCCAGCGATATTTGCAGTAGTCGCAGTATTGATTCGTATTATGATTGCGAGTCAGACTCAATGTCGTCCCAATCTTCTGGTGTAGAAAATCTGCATCGACCCAAGATAGCGGAATACCCAATGAGATCGAGATACGAATCTTGGCGCTCTGGACTCTCCAGCATTCTTGAGAGTTTGGTCGCGATAGCAATAAGCGCCAAGTCAGCTGGGTCTCGGAGCTGAATACCGAGTGCTCTCGCGATTTTGTAAATGCGTAGAAAATTACTCCTCGGGTCACCATACTCGATGCCCCTGTCGAGTAATGTGTTTCCAGCATCTTCGAGCCAGTCACTTAACGATCTCTGTGAATCGGACACTTGACCTTCCTCTCTTATAACCTTCATTAAAGGCTTTGGCTTTAGATGAGTTCCAAAGACTCCAAATATAAAGGCCGATAAATGGAACTCCAATGATTATTCCTGCAACTGCTTCATCAGATAAATTAGGCAACATCTGCACTCACCCCATATTTATCGAGCCAATATGCAGAGATTTCAGCCTTAGATAATCTGCCTCTAAGCTGCTTCTTACCCATCCGCTCTTTAGCAAATCGTCTGATTATTGATCCCTTAACCCAATTTGTCTCATCAGTCCAAGCTCCAGCCTGCGAGTCAAATCGAATAAGAGCTACTTTATTTATCATTTATGCTCCCTTCTAAACCCTCGAAATGGATTTAGTAGGTTAAATGTATTAAAGGTAAATGTATTTAGGCAAATAGATTTTCGGAGTGTCGCAATAAATCATTAGCTGTATCAATATGCAGGAAGCCAACTGGCCTATTTGTGGTCTTACTGCCTGCGAAGTCGGTCTTTGTAGGAAGGCTCTTTATCTGCCATTCAGGGGGTGTTAGAGGGTCTATCTGCCAGCAGTAGATACCGAGAGGTGTAGAACTGATATAGAAGGCTCTAAAGTCCCTTAGAACCGCGTATTCGGCCAAGCTAGCCCACTTGGTCTGCTCAATCATTAAATCATCGTAGTGAGTCCTACGGCATTTTAGTTCAAATATGGCTCGAAGGTTCATCGATATGCCATCGAATTTCTCGGTGGGTCGGCTAGGTTCTAGGTCTGGGACTCTCTCCTTCAACCATTCAAATAGCTCCACTTCGCGGAAAATTAGTTATCTTCCTCGCCATCTTCCCAACCAATTTTCCTCATTGGGTCATCGAGTGGCACTATCCAATCAGGATAAGAGCTACGATCCATAGCGAAGGCCAGAGCAGTTCCTTCATCCATACCAGCTCTACGGCAAGCCTTATAAACTTCATTGGCAGCAATAGCCCAGAAATCAAGCTTTGTTAAAGGCGTTTCTTTAGTAGTCCTGCGTCTTTTAGGACGCTTGACTGGCTTCTTACTTACGCGCTTTCGCGTTGCCATTTCTGACCCCTTTCGCTAGGGCCAATTCTAACTGAGACTCCATTTTATCAAGGCGCGACACTATTGGAATATTCTCCAATTTGATGATGTAGCGAAGGCCAGCAATCAGTAAGGCTATAGATCCTAGAACTGAAGCTACTAAGGTGGCCAATTCAGCCGCTGGCATTAACGGACTTTGCCGTAACGCTCGTAGTTAGGGTTGAGCCAGTTGATGATGCTAGGCAAGACTGATACTAGAGCTGCATTTGCAATGGCAGCAGGGTCGAATCCCACCGCTAGATAAGTCGCTAGTGCTGCTGCTAGAAATGCTTTGCCCCAGCTTTCGGCGGCTTTTTTTAGGTCTTTCATTAGTATCTCCTTCGAGTTCGAAATAACTGCCATCTTTGTCTCCCAAGGTTGTAAATGAAATATGGAAATGTGAGCGGTGCGGATTTGCGCCTCTGTAAGATCTGCGCTTCCATCCCAATATTGGACTCATTATCTTGCCATCAAAGATAATGTATTTAATTCTTTTGTCGCCGTTCTTTGCTAACCTGCGAATCTTCTCGACCAGCGCATAAGCTTCTTCTTTATGTGCCGATAGGTCAGAATCAATATCTATAGCTCTAACGATTCCATCTCTTGGTATATGGTCAGAAGTGCTCTTAGCGAGGTGACGAGCATCAGCAATCCAGCCGTCAGACTTCCTATCGCGATCAGGATAATCGTCATCAATTTGCTCCCGAAGTTGAATACCTGCTGCGCATAATCTAGCCATCTATTTCTACCCAATTTAGGTTATTTTCATCCCAGACATAAAAACCGTCTGGCTTTGCAACGGGTGCTTCCCAATCAAAATTTTCATTTAATGACCAAGAGTCATAAGGTTTAGGAGCTATAAATACATCAGCGATTTCATCATATTTATATCCAATACCAGCATATTGTTTCCGAATTTTATTATTGTATGAAGTCCGCTTGCAGGTTTGTCCTTTAAAATTCGCATACCATATTTCAGGATTTAAACCGTCAATTAGTTCATCTTCATCTACGCCTACGATAACTTCAGTTACCAAATTGTTTTTATCTAAAAAAGCGTAATGCGCCATTATGACCAGCTCACATTTCCTGTGCCAGCAGTTACTGTAGTAATTTTGTTAGCCCCACTTGTTACTGTTGATGCCGTTAATCCAGCACCAATTGTTATTGTATAAGTATTTGGATAACGAAGAATTACAATGCCTGATCCACCAGCTGCTCCTGCGCCGCCGCCACCTGCTTTAGCGCCACCGCCACCTCCGCCTGTGTTAGCCGTTCCAGCAGTTGCGGCAGTTGATGGGCCTTGACCATTTCCACCGCCACCAGTTCCACCAGAAGCTGGTGAGCCACTATTACCCCCACCGCCGCCGCCGCCACCTGCATAAGTTACTGAAGAACCAGAAATTGAAGTAGCAACTCCATTACCGCCACCGCCACCATTAGGCGAAGCTGCGTTGCCGCCAACTGCATTAGCACCGCCGCCACCACCACCGCCAGTTGTCCCAACACCAGTAGTTCCATTGCCACCTGCGTAACCTTGATTTGCAGTTCCAGCGCCACCTGTTCTATTAACGACATTGTTATTTGACCAAGCTCCACCGCCACCTGAGCCACCAGCACTACCATTTAAATCAAAAGAAGCACCAGCACCACCAGCAGTTGAAGTAATTGTTGCAAAAACGGAATTATTTCCGTTTGCCCCAATCGCGCCACCAGCGCCAACTGTTACGGTGAAATTAAGCTTAGGCCGTATAAATAAAGATTTCTCTAATGTTCCCCCACCGCCAGTTGCATCTAATGTTGATCGCAGACCGCCAGCTCCGCCACCGCCAGCAGCATCATTACCACCGCCACCGCCACCAGCTACAACTAAGTAATCAACTGGAATTTTTTTTATTGAACCAATAATCCCGAGAACGGTCATTACGCAATATCTCCGACTACATACCAAGTATCAGTTGCAACTTTAATGCAAGAAGCTGCCGAATACTGCACCGCTAATTTTGGCGCAGTAGAAGTAGCACCAGTTGAAGCAATTGTAGTAGTTGCTGGTGTAACGGCTTTAATAGTTGTTTGACCAGCGCCAATTTGAATAACATTAATTACCGACCCAATTGGAAAGGCAACTGTTGCATTTGTTGGTATTAAAAAATCATTAGCGCCAGCAACGGACATCGTTACTAGCTTGTTTCTGTTGTCTGTTAAAACTGCGGTATAAGTAGCAGTCTGGGCGTTTAAGGTCAATTTCGCTAGAGCATCATCAAATCCATTGCCTATTGTCCTCATTGCCGAAGCGCCGTCTTTAACTAGATCGGTATCATCTGGAATGGTAATACCTAAAATTGCGGTGGTAGTCATCGTTCTCCTTTAGCTCACTATTGTAGCGTTGGCCCAGTCCAAATTAGGGTCAATTGACGCCCAATACTCGGTCGAAGGGACTGAAGTCCAACGGAAGGCTTGCAATGAAAATTCCAGCGGTGAAACCGTCATTGTAAGATTAAGTTGATTTAAACTGGCAGTCCAAGTCCAACCCTCGACAAATCCTAAAAAAGTCCCATTAACCATATTTGATGGCAGATTATTGACGCTCAAAGGCATCCCCATAAATACGCCTAATAAATTGTCCCTATCAGTATTATCAATTTCAGAGCTGGCTAGCGGAAAGGTTATCTGTCTTAAGGCAAATTGAGGGTAGGCTCTAATAGTCAGATAGAAGGCTGCTTGATCTTCGGCATCGCCTTGATTGCGAAGTGTGGTGGATATGGTAGAAGCTAGAAGTCCATAATCCTGAATTGATTGCAAATCTTCATCTGTAACCTCTGCTCCTGAAGTGCCGTAATTCAAGGTTATTGAATTTCTTACATCTCCAGCCCTTTTAATAATCGAGAGTCCAGGGCCGATAGAGTGATTGCCGTCTAAATCAACATAGCCATTAGCAACTAGATATTCGGATCTATGGGTCGAATCAGCGTAACCAATGAGGCCTTGAGAATCTTCGTAAAGGTAGCCAAGTCCGCTGGTGGCAAAGCGAGAAGCCAAATTATAAACTGTATCGTCTAAACCATTTTCTGAATGGAGCTCATAATCGCCCGGAGTATCAATCTCACCTAATCCGCTATTTTCTGCATCTTGCCATTGAGTAGTCGCGTCATAGCCGTTCCAAGTTTCGGCAGCTGGCACTTCATTCCATTGGTCAAATAGAACTGTGCTAAGTAATTCTTCTATGCGGTCTCCATCAAATTGATGAGCAAAGTTGCCAATATAGACGGCGCGATTAAGTCGGGCTAAAGCCCCTACGGCGGTTATTCGTATTTGCTGACTGGTCGCAGTTGAGCCAGAATTCTGGACTGTGATATTTAGGTCAGTTATAAATCCACCAAATAGATTTACATAAGTTGCAGTTGAGTCTTTAACCTCAATTGTAACCGCGTCATTAATTTCAAATGGGACTGCTGATTCATTAGTTTCAATCAGCGTCAAATTGCAATATCCTGCAGTTGGCTGCGAATAAATATCTTGACGGCCTGAAGTAATAGTAAGTCCGCTAAGGGTCGAGCTTGTTACTGTTGATCCATTAACCTTAACGCGATATACGGGATTCCAAAGGGTCATAGAATTAGCTGGCTTGCGCCGCCACCCGTTCTGGCTTGAGTCTGATTAAGGGCCAAAATAACTGCTCTGGTGAATCCTTCTTCATCAATAGCGGATGGAGCATTTACATTGATTACAACATTGCCTTGCTGATTCGCTGCAACAGTGCCAGCAACATTAAATCCAGAAGGAATTGCATTACCGCTTGGAACTAAGGTTGATGGAGCACTTGGCGTAGATGCGGAAGGAGCAGTAGGTGTTGTTGAAGGTTTAGGGGCTACTGGAACGCTTGGGCTTGGAGCAGTTGCTACTTTTGGAACGCTAGAACTGCTAGGAGTGCTGGGAGCTGAGAATGATGGCTTAGAAATTGTAGCAACATTAGGCAAAAGTGGAACTGCATTATAAGCGCGAATTAAGACATTAATTGCATCTATAGCAAAATTGACTGCGCTCTTTATTCCATTGACTACAAAGCCAATAACATCAAGAACCCCACCTGCGACCTTTCCAATAAAGCTAAGTGCTGCGCCAAGATTATTGATTAATACTGGGACAACAAAATCTTTAATAAAGTTATAAAGCGTAGTCAAAGAATCTTTGTTGCGACCAATCGCATCGGTAACTGGCTTTAGTGCTGCATCCTTAAATTCAATAAACTTCGGAATAACTGTGTTAATAAAATAATCTAAAAGCCTTTGCAAAGTAGGCAGCAAAGCAGCTCCTACTGATTCTTTGGCCTCATCAAAACCCACTTTGAGTCTTTGGATTTGACCTTCAAAGGTATTGGCTTGGACTGTTGCAGCGCCACCAAAGGTTTCGGCTAATTGTTTTACTGTGCCTTCTAATCCAAGGGTCTTTATCTCGGCAGCTGATAAACCAACACCTAGACGCGTTAAAGAGCTTGTATTGCCTTCATAGGCTTTACCTAAGGCATTGGATACTGTTTCAACGCTCTTACCAGTAGCAGCTGAAATATCTAAGGCTAGGTTTAATAAATCTTGGGACTTAGTTACAGATCCTGTAGCAGTTGCTAGGCGCTGAAGCGCTGGACGCAATTCATCATCTGCAACTCCAGTAGCCAAAGAGGTCTTGAGTATTTGCTCTTCAATTGCTGAAATTTGGGCTTCAGTTGCGCCAGTAACATTCTTAAGGGCATTAGCTAAACGAAGCTGAGCAGCCTCATCTTCAATAGCTGCCTTGACGCCATCAACGGCTAGCTTGACTGCATAAGCCGCAGCTGCTGCAGCTGCTGCTGCAAATGCTGCTGCTGCGACTTTGCCGAATTTCTCCATTTTGCCGCCAAAGCCTTCAACCTCTTTGGAGCCAGTATCAAGTTTCTTTTTTAAATCATCGACATCAGCAAGAATTGAAAGTTTAAGTGTTCTACTGCCAGCCATTACTTATCCCATTCTTTCAATATCTTTGAAAATGCTTCTTGCCATTTCTTAATCAATTCAGGCTGAATCTTACGAAGGGTTGGGTAGATAAAGTAGCCAGCATTGCCGCGACCTTTGCTGGGTGTTCTTCTCGGGAACTGACGCAAGCGATTAGATCCAAATTCATAACCTGCCCAGAGTTCTTTTGTGCTACCGCCACCAGAAAAGCGCTGACTAGCAAATCCGTATGAGAACTCGCCAATTTTGGAACTTGCTGAGATTTTAACGCCTGATGTGATTCTGCGGACTGCTTCTTGGCCAAAGGTTCTAGTAAGTCCATAGGCTTTAATTTCATTTGCTGCGTAAGTAGCCAGAGCGCTAGATTCTCGTTTAGCTTGGCTAACGGCTTCGTCATCCATCGCTTTAAAAGCAGTAATGATGGAGCGGAGCTCGCGTTTGTCGTAACTGATTGGTAACTCATCTGCCACCGCTACGCTCCTTTAATATCTCTATCGCCGTTAGAACTTGGTCGATGTCTGTCCAGTAAGTCATCGGTATGCCAGTTGCTATCGCTATTTCGACTATTAGTCGGTTGATGCTTCCTGGCTCGTAACTTTTGGGCTTTCATCTCCAATCGTCATCTCTTCAACTGTTAGCTCCCAAATCTCTTGAGGCTTGGTTGGCTTTCCAGCTGCTTCGCGCTTATACGCAAAATAAGCAAGATCTAAGAAGTCCGCTTGCTGATAAGCCGAAATATCTTTCATCGAATAAATCGACTTACCAGTTTTGCGTTCCCACTTAGCCCATTCTGGTAAGCCAGCCTGATAAGTAACTGATTCGCCAGAGTTATATTTAATTGTGATGGATATTTTCATAGCTCCCGATGCTCCGATCTCTTAGCTGAAAGTCTCTGTTGGAGTTCCAACGACAGTCATCGTCCAAGTATCAGTTAGCGCTCCTGGAGCTGCGCCGCCTGCTGCTGGAAAGACTGGCAATACATTGAAAGCAAATACTGCGCCAGTTACGGCAGTAAATGAAACTGCAAGTGTGGTGTTTGGTGCTGATTCAGCATCAGCCCACATTGCCTCGAATAGTGAGCTAGCAGCTCCCCAATCCTGTAGCAATTCAATTGTGAATGTCCATTGCTTATCAACGGACTTATAAGCGCGACCATCAAGAGTTTGATAGGTCTCGATAATTGTGTCGCAGCTTAGGACTGCGCTAGTTGCCTGGGCGTCATAAGCAGCGCTATCGAGTGTAAAGGTTACATCGCGCCCAGTTATTACTGTAGTTGGCATTTGGGTCTCCTATGCGGTTTGCTCGTAGCGGACGCTCAAGCGTATATCTGAAACTAGCAGGGTTGTAGTTCCTACTTCTGTTACCGATGGCCTTTCGACTACCGATAATTCATACTTGGAAGCGTTTAGCGCTCCAAGAATACTAATGATTAATTGCTCTAAATTATCAAGAGCAGCGGCGTTGCTGAAATACGCAACGCAAGCGGTTATGGTGTAATTTAATTTGACGCGAGTAGTTGATTTGCCTAGAACTTCAAGCTCCATATAGGGTGAATCTGGGATGCAAATAATTGCTGGAACTATTGGCGCTTCTGGAACTGAGTCATAAATATTAGCGGTGCATCCTGCTAAAGCAGTTTTAAGCGCGCCTCTAACATCTGTGGCAATTGTTGATGCAGGCATTAACCCACCATAGTTTCAACATCAAGATAAGGGCCAAGTAAGCCAGTTACTTTGGCAAGTAAATTCTTAGATAGGCGGTAAGGGGTAACTGCAAAATCTACGCCTTCGATTGATCCACCAGCGGCGGTTCTGGATTGGAAGATTTCAACGGAGATAGCCAAAATAGCAGCTTCAGCATTGGGGTTTCCGACATAGGTCGATAATCCAGATAGCGCAGCGTTTCCTGCTGGGATGATATTTTTTTCCAATATGTCTGCATTGGTGATTGCGACTGTGAATACATAATCTGAAATTTCGTCATCGCTTACTGTGTGAGTGCCATTAAAAGGAGCTCCGCAGCCAGTAATAATTACGGATTGGCCTTCGGTAAATTCTTGAATTGTTGCAGTTTCAAAGTAAGCAACATTATTGGTCAGCTTTACTTTGTTAATTTTGCTTTGGAAAGTAACTAACATTGGCAAGACTAGATTCTCGGACGCATCGACAATATCGCCTAGATAAGCATCTGAATATAGGGATGACGAAACGCCAAGAATCGTCCTAAGCTCTGCAGCCGTAACTATTGTAGGCATTTCGTCATCCTTTCAAGCAGTTAGGTGAGGGGCCAGCTCGGGAGCGGACTGGCCCTCACTTTTTGAGTTTTTTAGTTTTTGTTGAAGTAGCAAGCTCCATCAGCGACCTTGACTGCAAGTGCGCCATAGCCGTAGTAAGCAACTTCAATTTGACCATTAAGAGCTACATTGGTCTGTAGGCGGAATCTGCTTGATTCATACCAAGTGTAAGAATCTGGATTTACTACAATCATCGAACCATCGCCAAGAGGCAAAGATGGATGTTCAGCAGTTAATGATCCAAGAGCGCGAGATACATAGAGTCCAAGTCCAGCAACATTTCCGCGAAGGGTTTGTGGGCTAGCTACGCCAGCTGCGTTTTGTGGCTGTGATGCAGTATAAATCGGACGACCTGAATCGTTGTAACTCATAATTTTTGCCCATTGCTCAGGTGTAACAATAAGATTTCTAGCAAATCCTAAAGAATCCTTATAAACCTCAGCGGCTGCTTCGGATACGAAAGTAAGAATTCCAGCGGCTGTGTTATCAGCTGCTGTAGCAGCTGCTTGTCCATTTGAAAGCAATGCGTTAGCAACGAACTTATCTGTTGCTAAAGCATAAGCATATTCCATTTGACGAACTAGCTCATCGAAGAATACTGGATTGCTCCGGTCAAGAAGTTCAACGGAGAAAGTTTGGCCACCAGCATACTTATTAACATTTACTGTTAGGAAGTTATTGGTCATTCCAGTTTCGCCAATTGCTGATGCTTCATCTACATCTGCAACTACTGGAACAGCTGTAATCTTTGGAATCTCAAAAGACATTCCAGCATCTGGTAGAACTCCAGTTGAAATTGCATCAATGGTGCTGCGGTCAGCATTTGATAGAGGATTGATAACCTCAGTTAGCTGGCGGGTTGGAATTAAGCCAGCGTTGTTGCTGGTGGTGTCATCTGCTGCCATAACATACTGGCGAGCTGCGTCATCACCAAGTTTAGCGCGAACGCTATTCTCAAGATATTTTGCCTTGGTGAACTCAAGGCGAGGTGCTGTGTAAAAGGCTGGGCGAGCTGCCTCAACCATATTTGCTTTAGCTGCTTCAACCGCTTCTTCAACGGCAGGAGCAGGAGCGGTAGTGTCAGACACTTGGTCTCCTTCGTTTGGTTTCTCTGAATCAGCGGTTGCTAAATCAGAATCTTCTTTTGGTGCTTCGTTCTCTGATGCTGCTACTTCGCTTACGCGAGCAGAATCAATTGCAGGATCAGTAACTAGAGATACTTCATCTAGGGTTGCTGAGGTAATCTGCATAACGCCTTTGTTGTTTGTCCATTCGTTAATCTGGGCTCCAACGCTAAATCCATCGCGCAAGCCTTCAGTGGCTTCTACTAAAGCATCTTCTCCAGCCATAGTATTTGCAATCTTAAAAGTGGCTTCAATGCCATTAGCAGTTAAGTTGTGAGAGACCATTTTGCCAATAGGGCGAGTGCGGTCGTGCTCAAGAAGCAACTTGACTGGCTTCATTTCAATTGAATCTGCTGCGAATACTGTTGGGCCTACTGAGGTATTGCCTTGCTCATTCCAAGTAACAATAGTTCCAGTAATTGTTCTCTTTATTGTGTCGGCAGCTGTAACTGCCATTGGCATATTAACCTTCATTTGGGATTAGATCCTCTTCTCGCTGAATTTGCTCAACGCTCATTGCGCCAATGCGGTTTAGAATTTCATAAACTTGAGCTCTCTCTAATGCGTTACCGCGTAGGAAGTCATCAAGTGCAAAGCGCGTCATTACTGGATTGGGTGTGAAGTCCGGTAACGATAGGCGTTCCTCAATTGCCTTAAGTATTGGGCGAAGTGAGAAATCTACTAATGAGCGCCGCTCGGACACAGCGTTTGAATAAGTCATCGAAGTCGTTTCGGCGCTCAAGAAGTAGGCAGGGATTCCACAAGCCCGAGCTAATTCTAGTGCTACATATTGACGCGCTTCGGCAAGTTGCATTGATTTAGGATCAAAACCAAATTGCTGCAAATCCACATCAGCATTTAGAAATGCAGTTGAGCGAGATTGGCGAGCAGTTTTCCAAGCAGTTAGCAAGGATGAAATTCTTTCGGCAGTTAAGTTAGTGCCATTAGACTTTAATACCATTGAAGGGGCAGGCTCTTTAGCATAATTTACTGCTGCGTTTTCAAGATATACCGCTGCAGCAATTGTTTTGCCAGCTCTGTGAAGCAATCCTTCATCTCCGCCATCAAATCTTATAATTGAACCTACGCCACTAAGAGGAACTGACTTACCATCAACTTTATATCCAGTAATTGTGGTGTTAAGGAAATCTGTATCAACTGTAACGCGGTCTGGGCTAACGCGAGTCCAAGCTCTTACTCGACCGCCATCAGTTGCGCTATACATCTCAAGGACTTGACCATAACCAGCGCCATATAACCATATATCTTCTGCAAGCCAGCAATAGATTACAAATCCTGCAACTCTTGGGTCTGGCTGATTGATAACTCTGTGTGGATCAACATATTGGCCAGTTATACGGTTAAAAGTCGTTAAAGGTAATGAGCCGATAGTTCCGCAAATAATATTGCGAGCTCTTGCAACGGATGGAACGCTCATTGCTAATTGGCGAGTGGTATTAGTTGCACCGCCGAGAATATTATAAACTGAATCTGAAATCTGAACTGGTGTTAAAGCTGCTTGAACATCAGTAACGGCAATAGGGCGATTGGCCTCAACTGCTGGAAATAGGAAATCTCTTATAGCACCCATTGTTTACATTGTAAGCGAGCCGACTTACACTATTTGAATATCAACGCTACTTTCAGCCATAGTTGCATAGTGTGTTGCTAAAGCTGAAGCAATTGCTCCGCAAATTGTCGTATTACTTACCTTGCGACCCATTACCCAGCCGCCGTCACCGAAAGGGAGTTTGACGGCGGATAGGCATTGCTTTGTCAGCTCATCTTGTCCCGAGTGAGCCAACCGCTGTGATGAGATAGCTCCCAGTAACTCATCGCAGCTTTGTGCATAGTCAAGGCCATCTATCGGCTCAACCCTAATACCAGCAGGAGCTAATCGCGCAGCTACTGCCGAAGCGGTTCTGGCTGAATAGGCAACCAGCTGAACTGGATACTTTCGCACCCATTCTGCTACATCATTAGCCATTGCTTTATCGTCCAGATTGGCAGGGTTATGCCAAGTCTGAAGAAGTATGACTTGGAACTTATCGCCCTCAAGTCTTTGGCTAGCGACTAACGCCGCTTCTTTTCTACTAGGGCTTAGATCAATAGCCAACCAAGTATCAGATTCAGGGTTGAGTCGAAGTCCCTCAACTTTGCAACTCTCCCACTGAGACGGATTGATAACTGGGTTTATGGTATCGACCCATTGACATAAAACTTCTGTGCGCACAATGTCCTCGGGGTCTGATAAGACAGCTCGGATATTATCTGGATGAACTGTTATACCTAATGACGGATTAGCTTGACAGACACCTAGCCAGAAGGCTGGTGAGTTATCGAATTTAATACCAATAGGAGCTGACCATTCAAACCAACCAATATCATCATTGCCACCGAAAATGGCAGCCATAGCTCTTTCCCTAAGTTTATTTAAAACTATGCTGTGTTGATCTCCAGCATTTGAATAAACCCATATTTGAGGATTTGCTGAAGCCATTTGCGTATATCGCAAGGCAGACCAAACATCCTCATCTTTATACTCTCTAGCTTCGTCTAGGTGTATCGTTTCAGGGGCTGCGATGCCTCTACCAGCCGAGTTATTGGCTCGAACGATATATCGGCGACCTTCAGTAAATTGAAGCTCTTGAAAGCCTTTACTTTCCAGCTTCTTGGTAAATTCAGCAGCTAGCCTTGGATTCTGTTCAATAATTCCATAGATTTTATAGAATAGCTCCGCTGAAGTAGTTAGCTTATGAGCCGTATGAACTTGCAGCTTTTCCTTTAAAACATAGATTCTAAATAAGATTTGAAGCGCCATAAAGGTTGATTTACCTTGTTGCCGAGCGCATAGCAAGGTGACTACTGGATGAGCCCATCGGCCATCGGGTTTGTATTTTAAAGTATGGTGAGCCAGCCATTGTTGCCAAGGCATCAAAGTAAAGCCAATTTCCTCGCAGAATTTAATCATTTGCTCGCCATATGAGGGGTAATCATTGAGTTTAGTGTGGATTCTGGGTTCTGGCACACCTCGGTAAGTCGATTCGTCCCTAATTCGGACAATCTCACCCAATTCAGCCAGAGCAATCTCTTTCATTCTGAATAGTGCCTAGCCGAGCCATTTTCAGGGAAAATCTTCCCAATGGGGGTCGTGGGTCTGGATGCGCGCTCAAAAAAGGTGGGGGTCATACGATCTCGCTTAGAACTATTGCATTGAGAGCAGCAAGCAACCATATTAGAAGCTTCATCAGTTCCACCCTTGCTGATAGGTATTAGGTGATCAACTGTATTGGCTTCAAGGCCACAGTAGTGGCAGGTGTTGTAGTCTCTTTGTAATACTTGAAGTCTTGTCTTCTGATAGTAGCTGGAGTTATAGCGTCTGCTCAATGCCAGCCCTTAGTCTCTAGGTGATGCAAAGCATCGCAAGCGCATTTATATCTATGTCTTATATATTTAATATGTGCATCTATTTGCTTCTTAGGGCTAAGGTCTCTATACCAAGTAGAACGCATCTGACCAAGGCCATAGTGTGATCCATTACGAGCCTTTGGATTCCATCTACTCTCTTTATAAATTAACCAGTTATAACATTGGAATTCTGACCAATCCATTTTATTGTAAGCATAAAGCTTAAGATTCATATCTGCATTTGCTGGCTTTGGATTAAATATCAATAGTAAAGCAGCTATAACGCCTGTCGCTATCAAGCGAAGGCAATGGCCCCCCTCAACCTCTGTTGCAGGGCCAGCTGCGCGCCCGCACTGTGGCGAGAGTGTAGCACCTAAGTCAAGTCGATTTAACATAAGTCCTGTTCAGAGCGGTGTTTCATATCTACCCCATCTGGCATATCCATATGATCATCAATCGTTCTAAAGATTGGATATATATCATTAATCATCTAATGCCTCACCTGCCTTATAAAGCACATAAATACCAAGCAGGATAAGAGCTATACAAAACCAAATCATCCTTCTAACTCCCATATCTTCTTAAATTCTAACTGGCCTGATTGAAACGCGTTCTTCAGCGTTTCTTTGCCATCACTATGAAACTTGGTCATTAGATAAGGCTCTGACTGACTGCCTTCTAACCAATCAATTACTTCACCATTCGGATCAATAACTATATCGTCCAGATAATTGAACTTATCCAATATCGCATCAACTGATGACTCTCTTACCGATTCAACTATTTCGCTTGGGATATTAGTTTTAACCCAATCAACAAATCGCTTATCTGACTTGATAACCCACTTGAATTTAGGCTTAGTAGTAGTTACATAGGCAATAACATCATCGCCATATTCAGCCTTCACCCTATCTGCCCCAATAGCGTCCATTTCGGCCTGTAAAGCCGCTCTCAGCCTATCTTTAGCCTTCTTAGCCTCATCAGCTATTAGACTAACTGCCGCTAGTTCCAGACTCAGTTCCTTGATTCCCATTCCTGCGCTCCCTTTCCTTAGCTCTTCTTAACCTAGTTTCAAGCGATTCCAGGTTGATACCGCAATCCTTAGCAATAAACTCCTTATCAAATCCCCATTCCATCAGCTGACGGATATATCTAATAGAATGGGGTTTGCTCATTTGTCCTTCCCTGCCCAGCCTTCGCCTTTGAAGTGGATTGGATTGGGTCTCCAAACTCTCCACATTGCAACACTGCAATTATCGCAGATTACTAGATTTCTTAGGGTTATAGGCTGGTATTGCTCTTTTGTCGCATCGCATTTATCGCAGCGATATTCATAAAGCGGCATTATAAGGTCTTTCTTTCGTCTCATTACCAGTCCAATAGCGTTCTGATATTTCTTCCAATCCAGCAGCTAATCGGCATATTCGACACTTTGCTGCCTTCATCTTCCATTTACCGCATTGGTCGCACCGGACAATATCGTCCTCTTTGGCAGTTACGCGATCTGATGGATAAATGATTCTTTGCATAAAACACCTTTGGCACTCAACTAGCCAAACTTCCTCAGGTGCTTCAGCAATATCTGTTGAATCGTATTTATGCAACTCAATATGCGGAGTAACTAGCTTGCAATTTGAGCAGATAAATGGATGAGCATCTTGCTTCATTTCTGAAAGACCCAATGCCCATCTGAACCAATACGCATCCATTTAGCAGGATGACCAGATTTAGGTGTTGGACATACCCAGCCCCTATATTCTTTGCCTTCTTTAGTGCCAGTCTTTAGCACCATTGGACCATCGCCACCAGAGCAAAGCGGTATCTCATCAATTATCTCTGCACCTAATTGATTTGCGATTGCACTTACATCCCAAACAATTGGCTCAGGATCATTAGGGCGTTGCTCTTTTATGAATTCCGCAAGAGCTGGCTTAGTCGTTTCAATTGCCTTCTTTGGGCTCGGTTTAGTCTTAGCGAAGTATCCAGCGAGGTTAAGTGCGCGTCCCAGCGATCCAGTTTCCGCAAGCTCGAGTGCATATTGCTTGGATTTAGACTCACTGGATAAACCTGTAGTCCAAGGGTGTGCGTCAGCTTCAGTGCGATATAACTCAGTTTTAATGATATAGACATCACAATTAGCCACAAGCGACTCCGCCAAGATATGAGTCTTGATTCGATAATCTGGATAAGCATTTATAAACTCCTTTAATCGGTCTTGAACTGAAACATAATCATCAAGGTAATTCGACATTTAACTTCTCTCTCCCTGCGAAATCATTTATCGCATCGTCTAACTGTTCTTTTAATGAATAAAATGTGCCATCTGGCCAGTTTTGAACTTCATCGGCGCAAGGCTGGCAATAAAACCTAACCTGTGCTTTTCGAAGTGGTGTCTCGCTCTGGACTTTCCAAACTGCTGGAGTCATAGCTCTTAAATCCCAGCCGTTCTTATTTGCTCCCCAGCGATATTTGCAGTAATCGCAGTATTGATTTTGATTATGATTGCGAGTCAGACTCAATGTCGTCCCAATCTTCTGGTGTAGAAAATCTGCATCGACCCAAGATAGCGGCGTATCCAATGAGATCGAGATACGAATCCTCGCGCTCTGGACTTTCCACCATTCTTGAGAGTTTTGTTGCAATAGCAATAATTGCCAATTCAGATGGGTCTCTGAGCTGAATACCGAGTGCTCTCGCGATTTTGTAAATGCGTAGAAAATTGTGCCTCGGGTCTCCATACTCAATCCCTCGGTCGAATAAGGTAGCACCAGCTTCTTCAAGCCATTCACTTAACGATTTCTGTGTATCGGACACTTGACCTGCCTCTCTTATAGCCTTCATTAAAAGCTTTGGCTTTGGCTGAAGTAAATAAACTCCAGATATAAAGGCCGATAAATGGAACTCCAATGATTATTCCTACTACTGCTTCATCAGATAAATTAGGCAACATCTGCGCTCACCCCATATTTATCAAGCCAGTATGCAGAGATTTCAGCCTTAGATAAACGGCCTCTGAGTTGTTTCTTACCCATCCGCTCTTTAGCGAATCGTCTGATTATTGATCCCTTAACCCAATTTGTCTCATCAGTCCAAGCACCAGCTTGCGAGTCAAATCGAATAAGAGCTACTTTATTTACCATTTTGCTCCCGTTCTGTAATCCCTAAATGGATTAACGGGCTAAATGTATTTGATTAAATCTATTTAGACCAGCAATAAGTCGGCGAGTCGTATATCTAAAAAACCAGCAAGTCGCTCATTGGTGGCTTTATTGCCGAAGTCAGTAGTTATAGGCAACCGCTTCAAAGCCCACTCAGGCTCGATTAGAGCCCCTAAATCGAACTGATAGACCCCGTGAGGGGTTGAATTGATATAAAGGGTTTTAGCGCCCGTTCTAGCCCTTATATCGGCCAGATAATCCCACTTCTTCTTCTCAATCATCAAAGTATCGTAGTGGGTTCTTCGGCATTTAAGCTCTATATAGGAATTGTGGGTTATGCCATCTGCTCGGTCGGTCGCTGATAGGGGCGTTAAGTCTGGATAAAGCGACTTAAGAGCCTCAAAGAGTTCAACCTCTCGAAAGTAGATTAGTTGTCCTCTTCTCCATCTTCCCAACCAATCTTCCTCATTGGGTCATCGAGTGGCACTATCCAATCGGGATAAGAGCTACGATCCATAGCAAAGGCTAAAGCAGTTCCCTCATCCATTCCTGCTCTGCGACAAGCTTTATAAACTTCATTGGCAGCAATAGCCCAGAAATCAAGCTTTGTTAATGGGGTTTCTTTAGTAGTCCTGCGTCTCTTTGGACGCTTGACTGGCTTCTTACTTACGCGCTTTCGCGTTGCCATTTCGGACTCCCTTCGCTAGGGCTAATTCTAGCTGAGACTCCATCTTATCAAGGCGCGACACTATGGGGATATTTTCCAATTTAATTATGTAGCGAAGGCCAGCAATCAGCAAGGCTATTGAGCCTAAGACTGAAGCTACTAAGGTGGCCAATTCAGCCGCTGGCATTAACGGACTTTACCGTAACGCTCATAGTTGGGGTTGAGCCAGTTGATTATGCTAGGCAAGACTGATACTAGAGCTGCATTGGCAATTGCATCGACATCTAAGCCGACTGCTAGATAAGTCGCTAGTGCCGTTGCTAGAAATGTCTTGGCCCAGCTCTCTGCCATTTTCTTTAGGTCGCTCATTAGCTTCTCCTTCGAGGTTGAAATAACTGCCATCTTTGTCTCCCAAAGTTGTAAATGAAATATGAAAATGAGACCGGTGTGGGTTAGAACCTTTGTAAGTTCTGCGCTTCCATCCCAGTATCGGACTCATAATCTTTCCATCAAAAATAATATATTTAATCCGCTTATCGCCTTTCTTGGCTAATTTGCGAATCTTCTCAACTAGCGCGTAAGCCTCTTCTTTGTGAGCTGATAAATCAGCATCAATATCTAAAGCTCTAACGATTCCATCGACTGGTATATGGTCAGAAGTGCCTTTAGCAAGATGCCGAGAATCAGCAATCCACCCATCAGACTTCCTATCGCGATCAGGATAATCGTCATCTATCTGCTCCCTGAGCTGGAGGCCTGCTTTGCAAAGTTTTGCCATATTCCTACGAGATTGTGCCGTTTTCTTCTGCCTCTGGATTTTCTAGCCAGCGCAGATAGCGTTGGTAGTCTGAGTTGGCAGGGTCTTTATTGGTGAATGAAATACGGAATCCGTTTTCGTCATACCAGATAATTTGGCAGTTGTTCAGTTCATCGTTTATCACATTATATATTCTCATTTATAACTCCGCACTAAAGGCTAATGAAGCAGAAGCATTGTTAGTATATAAATTACCAGCGTGTCCGCCAGTTCCAGATACGCCGCTAGTTGTATAAACTCCAGCTGTATTAGTTGTGACTTCTCCCATTAACAGTAGGCTGTCAAAAGTATCGTCTGAAGCGTTCGCTCTAAAAACATAATAATTTGACCCAGTTGTTATTGAAAGGCTTGGATCTGTCCTCATTGTTACTGCCAACTTAATAGGCGCGGATACTACTGTTGCCCCATCATAGGTTCCTAAAGCAATTAAACCTCGGCTATCATTACTAACCACCAAATAATAATACCTCTGGCAAGCGGCTAACTCGCCTTCGAGTGTGCCGCCTGCATATTCAAAAGCTGTAGCAGTTGATCCAAGCTCCAATTTGCTTTCAGCAATATAAAGAAAATCTCCAAGTGTTGTATCAGTTACATCTGACCAAATAAACAAAATAATGTTCTTTGTGCTGGCTGTATCTACTGCTGCCGATACTGAATAACTAGCGTATGACGTAGTTAGGTTTAGATTTACTGGGCTGTTCTCATAAGTAGCATTGGCGATAAGAGTAGGGTTAGTGCCTTCAACATTCCAAGCACTTATGATGTCGCTTGTTACTGTATCGGCTGTGCCTGACCAAGCCACAATAGCAGCTTTAACATTGTCTAGTTTAGTAGTAGCAGATACTTTAGCCTTGAAACTAAAGGTAACTGTGTTGCCGATTAAACCAACACAATCTTTGTTTTCTATAATTGTTGCTATGCCAAACTTCTTATTTACTGTTTCTACATCTAAAGCAATAGCAAACTGTCCATTAGTGGGAACTGTGGAAGTATCCTGAGTAACATCAATAACATCATTGGTGTCTGAAAGAATATACCAGCGATCCAAAGTATAGGCATCATCATTGTTAGCCGAAGCAGTAAAAGAAGTGCCTCGTTGAGCAATGGCAAAACCACCATTGATTAGGTAGTTCTTATTCACACCGCCAGCAGCAGGCGCGGCCCACTTTATTTTGCCATCTACGGCTGTATCAACTGTCAAGACATTGCCATTAGATCCTATTGCCAATCTTTGTAATGCATCGGCGGCATCTCCAACTAATAAATCTCCCTCAGCATCAATTGTGGTAGTTGCTGTATTAGTAATTACAGGAATTGGGCCAGTTCCTGAAGCTACTGAAATACCTGTTCCAGCTTGGACTTCAGTTATATCTCCAACATTTGGAGTAATCCAAGTATAATCTAAATCGGTATTTGTGGCTTTGCTCAATACTTGACCAGTTGTGCCACCTTTAAGATCAACTAATGAAGCATCTACGCCATTACCCAATGTGCGGATAGCAGCGGCTCCATCCTTAACTAAATCTGTATCGGCTGGGGTTGTCCATCCGAAATTACTTGTCGTTGGCATCTATTCTCCTTAGGCAACTATTGTAGCGTTAAGCCAGTCCAAAGCTGGGTTAATTGTATTCCAGAGCTCTGTGGCTGGCACATCGCTCCACTTGAAAGCCTGTAGCGAGAATGCTACTGGCGATATATTCATAGTTAGATTTAACCGATTAAGGCTGGCTGTCCAAGTCCAACCTTCTACGAATCCTTGAAACTCGCCATTTACCATATTGGCTGGCAGGTTAATGACATTGATAGGCATACCCATAAAGACCCCTAGAAGGGCATCTCGGTCAGTATTATCAATCTCGGGGCTCCCGACTGGGAAGGTTATCTGTCTTAGCCCAAATTGAGGGAAGGCTCTGATAAGTAGATAGAAAGCAGCTTGATCCTCGGCATCACTTTGATTTCTAAGAGTAGTGGAAATTGTGGTCGCCAATTCTCCATAGGCTGTGATTGAGCTGGCATCTTCATCAGTAACGCTTTGGCTTCCATTTGAGCCATAAGCAATAGTTATAGAGTTTCTAACATCTCCAGCGCGTTTAACGATTGATAATCCCGGGCCGATTGAGTGAGCGCCATCTAAATCAACATATCCATTTAGGCCAAGATATTGGGCTCGATGAGTTGAGTCTGCATAAGAAATGCGGCCCGAAGAATCCTCATATAAATAACCGAGTCCGCTGGTAGCAAAGCGGGAAGCTAGGTTATAAACTGTATCGTTTAGATTACTTTCGGAATGAAGCTCATAATCTCCTGGGGTATCGATTTCTCCATATCCAGTATTTTCAGCATCGAGCCATTGAACTGCTGGATCATAAGCGTTCCAAGATTCAGCTGCTGGCACTTCATTCCATTGGTCAAATAGGACCCCTTCAAGCAATTCAGCAATTCGGTCGCCATCAAATTGATGAGCAAAGTTGCCTGTATATACTGCTCTGGCCAATCGAGCTAGGGCTCCAACAGCGGTTATTTTGATTTGTTGGCTGGTAGCAGTAGAGCCAGAAGTCTGGACCGTTACATTTAAATCGGTAATAAATCCGCCAAATAATGTTACATAAGCATTGCTTGAGTTTTGGACTTCTACTGTTACCGCATCATTAATATCATAGGGTATAGAAGCTTGAGCAGTCTCAATCAGGGTTAGGTTGCAGTATCCAGCAAGGGGCTGAGTATAAATATCGGTGCGACCAGAGGTGATGCTTAACCCACTAAGAGTGGTGTTAGTAACTGTCGAGCCATTTACCTTGACCCGATAAGTTGGGCTCCAAATTGTCATATTGCCAAATTATCTAGTGCGCCAGTTCTGCTTTGGCTTTCATTCAAAGCATCTATAACTGCTCTGGTAAATCCTTCGCTATCAATTACCGAAGCAGCATTTACATTGATGACTATAGCTTGGCTCCCAGCATCTGTGGCAGTAGTATTTCCAGCATTACGAGCTGCTATTCCTTCGCGGATTCTTGCAGTCTCGGCAATCAAATCTTCTTTTCTTTGTATTGATGCAGCTACTCGTTCCGCATAAGCTTGGGCTTGATCCTCATCTAAACCAGCGGGAACCAATATTTTTCTGCCATTAACTTCATAAACTTTAGCGCCATCAAGTGTGCCACCTCTAGGCGTTGTAGAACTGCCACCGCCACCAGCACCGCCACCAGCACCGCCACCAGCACCTCCACCGCCAGCATTGACCACAACTGGGCGACCTAACTCATCTACTTCCTTACCACCGCCGCCAATTGAAAAATCTGCTCCACCAAAGCTAGAATTGCTAAAAGGATTCAATTTGCCCAGAAGGTTAGTTAATGGATTATTTTTTATAAAATCTACAATTTTCTTATAAGCATCATATAAATCTTTAAAGAAATTGACTGCTTTGCCTACGATATTAACTACTGCGGTAATGCCAGTTACTATGCCGCTAAAAGCTGTTTTTAAAGCACCGGTCATTATAGGGACAATATATTTATTTAGAAAGTTCCAAAGCGCGGTAAATTCCTCTTTATTATCATCAATAGCTTTAGTCAAAGGTTTTAACTTATCTTGAATTGATTGAACCGCTGGGCCTACTTTAGTATTGAAAGCATCTAGCAATTGAGTCAGAATAGGCAATAATCTAGCGCCCACAGATTCTTTAGCCTCATCAAAGGCAACCTGCATTCTTGCCATCTTGCCACTAAAAGTATCTGCCTGAAGTGAAGCTTGACCACCAAAAGTTTCAGATAATTTTTTGGTAACTTGGTCAAAACTTAATGACTTTAATTCAGCTGATGATAAACCAACGCCAAGTCTAGTTAATGAGGAATTATTTCCATCATAGGCCTTAGCTAAAGCAATGCTTACTGTCTCTAAATCTTTACCAGAACCAGCAGCAATATCCAGAGCTAAAGTCTGTAATTTCTGCGCTTTTTCAACATCATTAGTTGCTCTGACTAGCTTTTCAAAAGAAGGTCTTAGTTTGTCATCGGCCACACCAGTAGCCAAAGACATTTTTAGAATTTGATCTTCTACCGCTTTTATCTGTTCTTTGGTAGCACCAGTTGTATTTTCCAAAGTCTGGGCCAGCCTGACTTGGGCCTTTTCATCTTCAATAGCTGCTTTAACGCCATCTACTAACAATTTACCAGCATAAGCAGCTGCTGCAGCAGCAGCAACAGCAAAGGCAGCAGCGGCTTTCTTTCCAAATTCTCCTAGCTTGTTGCCAAAGCCTTCAACTTCTTTTTCACCTTGACCAAGCTTTTTCTTTAAATCGTCAACATCCGCAAGGATGGATAACTTGAGCGTTCTATTACCAGCCATTAGTTATCCCCATTTCTTTACAATTGCAGCAAAAGCTTCTTCCCATTTGCGCACTAATTCAGGCTGAATCTTGCGAAGTGTTGGGTAGATGAAATAGCCAGAATTGCCGCGTCCTCTGTTGGGAGTGCGTCTGGGGAACTGGCGATAGCGGTTACTTCCAAATTCAAGTCCTGCCCAGAGCTTCTGCGTCGTTGCGCCACCAGAAAACCTTTGAGATGCAAATCCATAAGAGAATTCGCCAATCTTGGATGACTTGCTGATGCGGACACCTTCGGCAACTCTGCGAACACCAGCACCCGCGACTGTTCGTCCCAGAGCGCTGACTTTAATTTGATTGGCTGCGTAGGTTGCAAGGGCGCTACTTTCGGTTCTAGCTTCTTGGATTGCTTGCTCATCCATTGCTTTAAAGGCTTTGAGAATATCGCGTAGCTCACTACGATCATAAGTAATCGGATCACTTGCCACCGTTTCTCTCCTTTAGTATTTCCAAGGCTGTTAAGACATCTTCGGCATCATCCCAATATTGTTTAGGAATCCGCGTCTCAATTGCCAGAAGCGTTAGAAGATAGTTTAGGCTTCCAGCGCTGTGGCTTTTGGGTTTTCGTTCACCACATCAATGTCGGCAACTGTCTCCATCCATATTTCGAAAGATTTAACTGGCTTGCCAGCCGCTTCGCGTTTCATTGCGTTATATGCCAGAAACATAATGTCCCAGACACCGCCTAATTCGCCAATCGTCTTGCCAGTTGCTTTCTCCCATTTGGCATACTCGGGCGGTTGGGCAATATAAGTTGCTTCCTCGCCCGAGTTATATTCAATTTTTATTTGCGACTTCATAGCTCCCGATGCTCCGATCTATTAGGTGTAAGACTCTGAAGGTGTTCCAACTACTGTAAGAGCCCAAGTGTCGGTTAGAGCTCCTGGTGCTGCTCCGCCAGCTGTTGGGAAGATAGGTAATACATTGAAAGTAAATACTGCTCCAGTTACTGCGGTAAAAACTACCTGAACTGTGCTATTTGGGTTTTGCTCAGCGTTATTCCACATTGACTCAAATAGGGAACCGTGAGCGCCAGAAGCACCCCAGTCCTGAAGTAATTCAATTGTGAAAGTCCATTGCTTATCAACTGACTTATAAGCGCGACCATCAAGAGTTTGATAGGTCTCGATAATTGTTTCAGCAGACAAAGTTGCTGAAGTTGTTTGAGCGTCGTATGGCTTCGTATCAAGAGTGAAGGTTACATCGCGCCCCGTAATTATTGTAGTGCTCATTTATTGGG